GACGCGCAGGCAGCCGGTTACTATCGGCCTATCAATTTGTGCACTGTCGAAGAATATGGAGAAGAAGACGCTCGCGACATGGCGATCGCTAAGGCCGCAATTGCGGCTCTTCGTCACGACCGCGATGATCTGAACCTCGATCACCTTCTCATGGCGCGAACGAGATCGAAGGAACGTGCCGAGACGATAGGCGCGCTATACGCCAAGCTGGCTCCAGATCTCAAACCGGTGATAGTCTATTCCGGTTCTGGACGACTGACCAGCAACAGAGAAGCAATGGATCAACTATTCGATCGAGGTCCGAATGGTTCCCGTATCGTAGTGTGCGTGGACATGCTCGGCGAGGGTTTCGACCTGCCATATCTCAAGATTGCTGCGCTTCACGACAATCACAAGTCGTTGGCAGTCACGCTGCAGTTCATTGGACGCTTTACCCGAAAAGGCGATCCAACCAAGATCGGTGAAGCTACGGTAGTCACTAATATCGCCGATCCGGAGGCAGAGCGGAAGCTGGCAGCGCTCTATGCGGAAGGGGCCGATTGGGACCGCATTATCAAACGACTCAGCGAGGACCGTATAGCCGACGAAATCCGTCTGCAGGATGTTGTGTACGGTCTAAAAAGCGAGGGAAACCTTCACGGTCAACTCTCATTATGGAACTTGCGCCCAGCGCTATCGGCGCAATTCTTCCGAACTAAGTGTGATAGTTGGAATCCGCTTGCCTATCAGGAAGTATTGCCGAAAGGGGCGGAAAGCTGGTTCTCATACAGCGAAGAAGATGAAGTTCTGGTTGCCGTCATCTGTCGAGCCGATGAGGTCGGTTGGGGTAACTACCAGAATGTGCTTAACACGATCTATGACTTGCTCGTGGTGCGCTGGGACAAGGACGCGGGCGCCCTCTGCCTATATTCGAGCGACTATAAAGGGGTGCGCTCCGAACGCCTGGCACAGGTCGTAACCGACGACGACACGGAACTCATATCGGGAACGCCGATATTCAATATCCTGAACAATGTGGAGCTACCGCTAGTAAAAAGCTTGGGCTCATCGCGCATCGGCGCGATTAGCTTCACCTCATATTTCGGCCCCAATGTTACAGAGGGGCTAGCGCTGATCGAGAAGGCCCAATCGGAGCTAAACAACCTCGCATGCCTTGGGTACGAGAACGGCGACCGCGTAATTTGGGGCGGTACCCAAAGGCGCGGCAAAGTCTGGCAGCAAAAATCCGGAACGATCGCGGAATGGCTTGCATGGACGAAAGCCACTTGGGCGAAAGTCACTAAAAAGGGCGAGCAGCAGTCCAACGTCATCAGAGATTTTCTGAAGCCAGAGAGACTTTCCGCGCCATACACGTCGGTGCCGATCACCGTGCAGTGGGGGGAACAAGCGCAACAGCGTTTCAATGACCGGCAGTCGATATTGTTCGGGGAAGTCGAAGTCCCCCTCTATGAGATAGACCTTGAGCTTGGTGAGTACGCCTCGGCCGATGGCATTCAAATCCGCATCGTTGGTAACCAGGCCACGTCGGTCTACCGTCTCCTAATCAGAGATGACCTGCCGGGCGGCTATAGACACGAGCACGTGTCCGGGCCTCTGGTCCGCTTCAGGGTCGGCAACGGAGAGCCCGTAGCTCTTCCCGAATACCTCCTCAAGGACCCGTTCGTCGTCCATTATGCCGACGGGACATATTCGTACAATTGCTATCATATTCCCGCCAAGCTCGAGGCCGGTCTGTTTGATAGGGATAAACTCGAGGCTTGGGATTGGAACGGCATACCACTGAATAAGGAGTCGATGCACAAGGTAGCCGATCAAGCTACGATACAATATCGAACTGCTGATCGGCTGAAGTCCGACTACGAGATTGTGTTCAACGATGATGGGTGTGGTGAGGCAGCCGATCTAGTTTGCATCAAGGACATCGATGAGGACACCATCAAATTATGCCTTGTTCACTGTAAAGGTGCCCACGGGGGCCACGTGTCCCAGGACATCACGAATTTCTACACTGTTTGTGGCCAAGCCCAGAAAAGTATTAGCGCTAAGCATTCTGGGCTTCCAACTCTTTATCGCGATCTGAAACGGCGTCATGAGACTTGGGCTAGGGAAGGCGCTACGCGATTCATTAAAGGTGACGTGAAGCAGCTTGCCTACTTTAAGGAAAAGGCGCGCCGTGCAAAGATGGAGTTCGAGATGATCCTCGTTCAGCCTGGCGGATCAGTTCAGAACATAACTGACGACGCACTGCGGCTGCTCGCAACCACGGAATTGTATTTGTTTAAAACTACACAAGCAAAACTGCGGGTCGTGCTATCCGCATGATATATTCCGCTGCGGTCTCATCTGCGCTCGGCTGGACCACGAACCCAATCGGAAATTTATCTGCGCAACCCTATTGCTGATTTTGGTGCAAATCGAGTGGGCTGCCGCCCACAGAGCCCGAGAAAGGGTGCGACGGCAGTCCGAGTACACTATCTGCCGTAGTCTCCGACGCTGCGCCGAGCCGCCGGATGGATCCCACCACCGGGCGCCCGCAAAGTATTACTTTGCGGGGAGCCCCCACGGAAATGACGGACGAGAGGAGTTGAGGCCGTTGCGCCTCCTCCCTGAGGCCCCAGCTTTCGCTGGGGCGACGCTATATTCTGAAAGGATGTTTGATGGCGACTTTGGACGCGCCGCTTTCGCATGCCGAACTGGCGGCGATGCTGGCGGAGGATGAAAGGATGGCGCTGTCTTTCCGCGACAGCACGCTGGCGGACGAGCAGGCGGTGGCGATCGATTATTATGAGGCGCGGCCGTTCGGCGACGAGGAGGAAGGGCTTAGCCAGGTCGTCACGCCCGAGGTGGCCGAGGTGGTCGACTATATGACGATCAGCGTGTCGCGCACGATCGTGTCGGGCGACCGGGTGGTCGAGTTCGAGAGCGCGGAAGCCGATGCGCAGGCCGCGGCGGAGGAAGCGACGGCGGCGGTCTCCTACAGCTTCATGAAGAGCCAGGACGGCTATCGCGTGATCCACGACTGGATCCAGTCGGGGCTGATCGAGAAGATCGGGATCGCCAAGACCTGCGCGGAGACGCACGAGGTGGCGCGCAAGCATCGCGGGCATTTCGACGAGGAGCAACTGGCGTTGCTCCATGCATCGGGCGTGGAGATTGCGGCGGCCAGCGAGAATGGCGACGGGACGTTCCATGTCGAGATGGTGGAGCGCGCGCAGGAGGTGCGCTTCGTCGACTATCCGGTGCCGAGCGAGGAATTCCTGTTCGCGAGCCGGACGCGGCACGAGGATGAGGCGGACTATCTGTGCCACCGGTCGGCCAAGAGCGTGAGCGACCTGATAGCAATGGGGTTCGACCGGGAGCTGGTGGAGTCCTTGCCGGCGGACCCGATCACGCTGCCGATGGACAGCCGCGCGACATCGCGCTGGCTGGACGAGACGCAGCATGCGCCGTCGGGCGTGAAGCAGGTGTGGCTGCGCGAGGAATATAAGCGCGTCGACCTGGACGGCGACGGCGTGGCCGAGCTGGTCAAAATCTTCCGCGTCGACGACGTGATCCTGGATGCGGAGGAAGTCGACGAGGCGCCGTTCGTGGTGTGGTGCCCCTTCCCGCGCGCGCACCGGCTGGTGGGGCACAGCCTGGCGGACAAGGTGATGGACCTGCAGCGGGTGAAATCGGTGATCCTGCGGCAGCAGCTGAACGGGCTCTACCTCACCAACAATCCGCGCATGTACGTGCCACAGGATTGCATGACCGAGGACACGATCGACGATTTGCTGACGGTGCGGCCGGGTGGCCTGGTGCGCGGCAAGGGGGCGAACAAGCCGGTGCCTTTGTACGAGGCGTTCGACATGTCCAAGGGCATGACGATGCTGGAATATATTACCGGCGAGCGCGAGAGCCGCACCGGGATCACGCGGCTGAACCAGGGGCTGGATGCGGACGCGCTCAACAAGACCGCGACCGGGACCGCGCTGATGCAGGCGCAGGGCCAGCAGATGGAGGAATATGTCGCGCGCAATTTCGCCGAAGCGCTGGCGCGGTTGTTCGCGAAGAAATTGCGGCTGATGGCGGCGGTGGGCAAGCCGTTCGCGGTGAAGATCGACGGGCAGGCGCGGATGGTCGATCCCTCGGCCTGGCCGACGGGATTGTCGGCCAATGTGCGGGTGGGGCTGGGGTCGGGGCGGAAGGAC